AACTCCGCAGGTCGGCGCGTGGCTGAGAAGATACAGGAGGAGGTCAAGAAGAAAAACGGCATTACACATATCACGACCAAGTTCACTACTGCCAACAAGGAGACGAAAATCATCGTCAACAGTGCATGGGTCAAGGAACATTGTCTGTTCAAGGACGCTTCCCTCTATCAGAGAAAGTCGGACTACGGTAAGATGATGGATATGCTTTGCTCCTATACTGTTGCAGGTAAGAACAAGCACGATGATGTACCCGATGGAATGGCTATGCTTGCCGAATACGCGCAATCTTTAAGCGGTCAGAAAGTCGAGGTATTCAAACGCCCGTGGTAATTCACATTTTCCACAAAGTTTCCCACATATAATTCGCAAAAGAAGAACAAGAATATTGACTTTTACGAATTAGTATGCTATAATTGTAAGTGTAGAAATAGATTGTTTTAAGTGGCGCATGATTGCGCGGGAACGAAAGTTCTCGGCGGTCGTGCGCCATTTTACTTTTTCAGAGAGGAGGGACAAATGTGGGAAATGTAATCGACACTTCCAAGCCCGTGGCAGAAACTCGTCAGATGTTCGGGCGCAGAGTTATCAAGAGTAGCGCCACCGAAATCACAGATGAGAATGTCGTGGAAGTGTTGCTCAAGGCATTGTCCATTCACGCTCTGAACCGCTCTGAGATTGATTACCTGTGGGACTACTACAAGGGTAAGCAACCGATTTTGAACCGCACCAAGGAGGTTCGCCCGGAAATCTGCAATCGTATTGTAGAAAACCGTGCGAATGAAATCGTGTCCTTTAAGGTCGGGTATCTGTGCGGAGAACCTATTCAATATGTCGGCAAGAGCGGCGAGGAGTCCGTTACGGCGGCGATTACCCGCTTGAATGAGCTGATGTTCGCGGAGGATAAAGCGTCCAAAGACCAAGAGATTGTGGAATGGCAGATGATTTGCGGAACAGCGTTCCGACTGGTTCTGCCGGACGCACGGGGCGAGGAAGATGAGTCCCCGTTTGAGCTGTATACGCTCGACCCGCGAGATACCTTTGTGGTGTATTCCAATGAAATCGGCAACAAGCCGCTTATGGCGGTGAAATACAGCAAGGACGATAACGAGATTACACGCTACTCCATTTATACGGAGAACCGCTATTATCTCGTGGAGGACGGTATTCTGAAAGAGTCCACTCCTCATGCGCTGAACATGATTCCCATTTTCGAGTACCCGGCGAATAATGCTCGGCTCGGCTCGTTTGAGATTGTTCTTCCCCTCCTCGATACGATGAACAATATCACCTCCAACCGCATGGACGGTGTTGAGCAGGTGGTACAGGCGTTTATCAAGTTCATCAACTGTGACATCACCAAAGAGGAGTACGAGGAGTTTCTTACCCTCGGTGCAATCAAGGTGAAATCTGTGGACGGTGCGAACGCCGATGTGGGAGTTGTCACGACCGACCTCAATCAGACACAGACGCAGACCTTGAAAGAGGATTGCTACAATTCCATTCTCACAATTTGCGGTATGCCGAACCGTAACGGTGGTA